GCAATAAATGGATAGATATTTCCCTGATGAATACTATGATGAAAAAGGTATATACATCCCTCGCCTATATGGGAGACCATATATAGAATGGTACCAACTCTTTGGTTTGAAGAATAAAGAAGAGATTAAAGCTTACGTTGAGGAGCAGCGTATTGATATTATAGGCCAAAATGGTAATGAGGGCCTGCATTATGAGTGGAGAGAAAAGAATGGAAAAGTATGAAGACCCAACCCAAAGGTTGCATAGTAAATATCCTAGTAAAGAATACAAGGATAACTATGACAAGATTTTTGGTAAGAAAAAATATTGGTATGAAGTAATATTAGGGGAACAAGAAGATGCAAAGGAAGAAACTGTCCTACCAACCGATTGAAGGTACACTTGCCCTCCTTGATGGGGACATTCTCTGCTACAGAATAGGATTTACTACTCAAGATGTTAACGAAAATATTTGCCTTTCTCGTATCAACTCCTATCTGGATAATATCTTATTCGATAGTGGTGCTAGTGATTATGTTGTATTCCTTACTGGCGGAAACAACTATCGTAAGCTGATATACCCTGACTATAAAGCTAACCGTATCCAAGAGAAACCTAAGCATTATAATCTCATACGGGAATATCTCATGAATCATGAAGCTGCCTTGATGTGTGAGGATGAGGAAGCTGATGATGCTATGGGATATAACCAAATGCTTAATTATGATAAAGAAGAGGATGTTTATAAATCTATCATCTGTTCATCTGATAAAGACCTTAAGCAAATTCCCGGTAGGCATTATGACTTTACTAAGGGGAAGTTTGATTTTGTAACTCCTGAAGAAGGAAAGTATTTCTTTTATCAACAGCTACTTACAGGTGATCGGGTAGATAACATACCTGGCCTCCCTAAAGTTGGTCCTGTTAAGGCTAAAAAGATACTAGGAGAAGTATCAAATGATACCACTTACAAGGAGAAAGTATTAGCAGCTTACATGGAGGTATTGTCTCTTACAGAGGAGCAAGCTAAGGAGAAGATCAACCTCATTGGTAAGCTTATTTATATTCGGCAGAAGCCTAATGAGATGTGGGAGTTTTAAATGACAGATTGGAGAGAACCTAGTGTAATTTCTGTGGAAATTAGAGATAGCTATGATGATTCTGGCTTTCCTTGTTTTTCTTTAGAGTGTATCTTTGACAGTGGGGAGAAGTTTGCGCCTATACAAGTAGATGGAGACTATCCTAAATTAGCTAATCTGATAAAAAATATTATTAATAACTATGTAGATATGTTCTAATGGACTGGACTCCTGGGAGGAAGAAAGGGTATATCACTTCAACTTTAAGGAAAGGATTTATACGATGGCCTGCTAAGTTTGAAGCACTTAAGATAGCTTTGGTAGGGAAGAAGGTTAATAAGAAGACTGGTAGGGTAGCAGCACATTACTCCTGTGCTATATGCCATAACCATTTTACTTCTCAAGACGTACAGGTAGATCATATTGAACCTGTAGTTGCCATAGAGAAAGGCTTTACCTCTTGGGACACTTATATTGAGCGTCTCTTTTGTGAAGCCCACAACCTTCAAGTCTTATGTATAACCTGCCATAAGAAGAAATCTTCTGTGGAAAATAAAGGAAGGAAGAAGAAATGAAATGGTATGAAGATTTACTAGCTTGGTGTGCTATTGGTATAGTATCTGCTGGCTTATGTGCAGGGTCTTTTATAGTAGGGAAGAATACGGTAGTAGATAGTTGCAAAGACTATCGTGCATATAAACCCTCAAGTAAAGAAGTAGTATTCTGTATGGTGTTACCCGTTACTGAGCAACGTAATATAGGAGAGAAAGAATACATCCGTCCTGATGGAAATAAAGTTACTAACTTTTTTAAGAGAACCTAATGAAGACTTTCCTTATTAGCGACACACACTTTGGTCATGCTAATATTCTAACTTTTAAGAATACTGATGGTACCCCTGTTAGAGACTTCTCTTCCTTAGAGGAGATGAATGAAACTATGGTGGATAACTGGAATAAGGTAGTCTCCCCTATAGATAAGGTTTATCATTTAGGGGATGTATTATTTACTAAGAAGTGGCTAGACCTTATCCTACCTCGACTCAATGGAACTAAGGTACTTATCAAAGGAAACCACGACAACTTAAAACTTTCTCAGTACCAGCAATACTTTAAAGATGTTAGGGCTGTGTGGGTGTTGGATAAGCTTGTCCTCTCCCATATACCTATCCACCCTGAGAGCCTTTCTCGTTGGAAAGCAAATGTACATGGTCATTTACACGGTAATAGTTTAGATGACCCACGGTACTTTAATGTTTCCGTCGAGAAGGTTAATTATACACCAGTAGATTTTGAATACATTAGGAGTGTTTATGCATAGGGTGCACTGTGTCATACCCGACGTCCAGGCTAAAGCTGGTAATAGTTTTAAGTTCCTGAAGCAAGTCGGTCATTATATTGCTGAGAAGAAACCAGATGTAATTGTTAACATTGGTGACTTCGCTGATATGCCCTCTCTAAGCTCGTATGACAAGGGTAAGAAAAGCTTTGAGGGTAGGAGCTACACTCAAGACATTGGTGCTGCTGCTGACGCTATGAGGGCCCTTCTAACCCCTATCAGGGAAGAACGGCTACGCCTTAAAGTTAATAAGCAGAAGCAATGGAACCCTAGAATGGTTCTTACTTTAGGTAATCATGAGGAGCGTATTAATCGAGCTATTGAGGAAGATAGAAAACTTGATGGCCTTATCTCCATTGAAGATTTACCTTACAGGGAATGGGAAGTATATCCATACCTAGAGATTGTAAACATTGATGGAATTAATTACTCACATTTCTTTACGTCAGGGGTGATGAATAGACCATGTACCTCAGCTAGACAGCTTCTCACCAAGAAGCATCAGTCTTGTGTTCAAGGGCATATTCAGACTATGGATATAGCTACTGACTATAGGGCAGATGGAACAACAATCACTGGTTTATTTGCTGGTTGCTGTTATGAGCATGATGAAACTTATCTAACCAAGCAAGGGAATAATTACTTTAGAGGTATACATATGCTTTATGAAGTAAACGATGGACAGTTTTACCATCATGCCATTAGCCTTAAATATCTCAAGGAAAAATATTCATGAGCTTTATGAACAGAATGGGTAATGCCAAAAATGAGTACCAGACAAACATAAAGAAGGTGCTATGTGTTTGTAGTGCTGGCCTTCTTCGTAGTCCCACGATGGCTTTAGTGTTATCTCAGGAGCCTTACAACTACAACACTAGAGCAGCAGGTATTAGCACTGAGTATGCCCTAGTTCAAATAGATGATGTGTTGTTACATTGGGCAGATGAAATTGTTTGTGCAGAACCCTGGATGGTGGAAGAATTAGATGTTAAGGATAAACCTATCTTTTCATTAAATCTTCCAGATGCATATCCCTATCGTGATCCTGAGCTAATTCAACTAATAAGGACTAGCTATGAGCAGATTCGACTTTCTCTTTGAAGATATGCATAAGCCTATGAAAACTTCTTGGGACTTCGTAGTTGAAGATATTGCCAAGAGAGAAGCTATGGGTTATACTAAATATGGTAAGTGGCTATCTGCATCAACAGATGAAAGGATGTTACAACACTTATATGAAGAGCTATTAGATGCAACAGTATATATCAAGACCCTTATCTTACAACAGGATGATCTTAAATGAAATTTGATAAAGTAACTATTACACTAACAAACGTAGATGATGACTTCGCTTCCGTCAAGGTAGACTTTGAACCACCTATGCCGGAAGATGAAGATGATATTGAAGAGCAACCTCTTCTGGCTCTACTAGATAGTATGCTAGAGTCTATTGATGAAGGGGATAGTGGGGAGATTCTCCTCCAATGACCTTTGAAGAACTTTGTGAGAAACTCTCTATGGAGGAGGAGTGTTTCCTCCTAGAGCTTCTGGAGATTAGTAGTGAAGAAATCATCGAACTCTTCAAAGATAGAGTGGAAGAAAGAAGGGAAGAAATTCTCCTCAAGCTTGACCTCACCGAAGAAGATGAGGGAGAGAATTAATAATCAAGAGTGGGAGAAACATCTCATTCTACTTATGAAAGATATTAATGGAGTATAAAAGCTTCTGTCCCTTGTGTGGGAAAGAAAGGGAATATAAAACTAAGCAGGGACTAACTAAGGGTTTACTTAAGCCTTGTAAGTCCTGCTCTAACTCCCTAAACGCTGGAGGTATTGGTTGGACAGGGAAGTGTGTAGATTGTGGGGAGCCTATAGATTACCCTAAAAGTTCTTCTCTTTGTTTATGCTGCCATAATAAACGGACAATCAAGTACCATAAAGAAGTTTATAGGTTTAAAAGATATGGTGTTACTAAAGAGTGGTATGAGGCAGAGGCTAAAAAGGGCTGCGCGATATGCAAAGCCCCAATTAACCCTCTCTCTGAGACTAAAAGAGAAAAAGGACATATTGACCACAACCATAAAACTGGTGTAGCAAGAGGGGTTCTCTGTGATCTTTGCAATAAAGGATTAGGCCAATTTAAAGACTCTATTCTGAGTCTTGAAGCAGCAATAAACTACCTAAAAGAAAGGGGTTAAGTTGGACAAAAGCCAAGAAATTTTGTCTCAGGTCGTTATCTTTCAGAAGTATGCAAAATACATACCTGAACTTAAACGTAGAGAGACTTGGGAAGAGTTGGTGGAACGTAACATAGCAATGCATGTCCGTAAGTTCCCTCAACTCAAAGATGAAATACAGCACGTATATAAAGAGTTTGTACTACCTAAGAAAGTATTACCTTCCATGCGTAGTTTACAGTTTGCTGGGCTACCAGTAGACCTTAACAATAGCCGTATGTATAACTGTAGCTTCATGCCTATTGAGCATGTAGCTTCTTTTAGCGAGACTATGTTCTTGCTTCTAGGTGGTACAGGTGTTGGCTATAGTGTACAAACTCACCACATCAATAAGCTACCTACAGTTGTGGGCCCTAAAGATCGTCCACGTAAGTTTCTTGTGTCTGATAATATTGAAGGGTGGGCTGATGCAGTTAAAGTATTGATGGAGGCATACTTTTATGGTAAGTCTGATCCTGCTTTTGACTATCGTGATATACGTCACAAAGGAGCACGACTTGTTACATCTGGCGGAAAGGCCCCTGGACCTGATCCTCTTAGAATTTGTATTGACAAGCTTAGGAGTGTTCTTAATAGCGCTACTGGCCGTAAGCTTACCTCTCTAGAAGTGCATGATATGCAGTGTCACATTGCTGATGCTGTGTTAGCTGGTGGTATTAGACGTGCAGCTATGATTGCCCTGTTTGATAAAGATGACCTAGAGATGCTTACTTGTAAGAGTGGAGCATGGTGGGAGCTTAATCCTCAGCGAGGCCGGGCTAACAACTCTGTTGTTCTTAAACGAGATGAAGTAGATAAGACAACCTTCCTAGATATTTGGGAGAGGGTTATTAACAGTAGGGCTGGGGAGCCTGGGGTGTATTGGACTAATGATAAGGATTGGGGCACCAACCCTTGTGTAGAGATTGGCCTTAAACCTTATCAATTCTGTAACCTAACGGAGATTAATGTATCAGATGTACAGTCGCAAGAAGAGCTTAACAAACGTGCTAAGGCTGGTGCTTTCATTGGTACTCTCCAAGCTGGGTACACTGATTTTCATTACCTTCGTCCAGTTTGGCAGGATACAACAGAAGAAGATGCCCTAATTGGTGTTAGTATGACAGGTATTGGTAGTGGTAGTATTCTTCATTTAAATCTTGAAGAAAGTGCTAACATTGTAGTTGAGGAGAATAAGCGTGTCGCCATTGCTCTGGGAATTAATCAAGCAGCAAGAACTACAGCGGTTAAACCAGCGGGAACAACTTCTCTGGTTGTGGGCAGTAGTTCTGGTATACACGCTTGGCACGCTCCTTATTATACTAGGCGTATGCGGGTAGGGAAGAACGAAGCCCTATATACTTATATGAAGACCCACCTACCTTCTTTGGTAGAGGATTGTTACTTCAAGCCCCACATTGAAGCTGTTATGTCTTTCCCTCAGAAAGCTCCTTCAGGTGCTATCTATAGAGATGAAAGTTACTTAACACTTCTTGAGCGGGTGAAGAAGTTTAATAAAGAGTGGGTAGCCCCTGGACATAACAATGGAGTGAACAATCACAATGTTAGCTGTACCATTAGCCTTAAAGAAGATGAGTGGTGGGATTGTGCAGAATGGATGTGGGATAATCGCTATGTTTACAACGGTATTAGCGTACTTCCCTTTGATGGTGGCTCTTACATTCAAGCACCTTTCACAGATATTACTGAAGAAGAGTTCCTCCAGATGGAACACCTACTACATGCTATTGACCTTTCAGAAGTAATAGAAGGTAGCGATGAGACAACCCTTACGGATCAAGCAGCTTGTGCAGGCGGTGCTTGTGAAGTGAAATGATTTTCATCATCTACTACCTTACCTTGGTAGCCCTAGTACAGGGTATTTGGAAGAAGCTTACAACCTAAGCTTCTAAACAGTAAGGGGAGATGCAATGTCTCCCCTTATTTTATTTCTTAGGTGGTTTCTTACCACCCTTCTTTTTGCAAGCCATCATTTACTCCTCTTAAGTTTCTCAATAGTACGCCCACCAAAGTAAGCAGCGAATACAGTTAACAAAAGTATTTGAATAAGGTCAACATAACTTTCCTTAACTTCAAATGCCAAAGGCTCTATACTATCAGTTACAATAATAATAGACATGAATAAGAGAAGATACACAAGAGACAATGGCCTAACCTTCTTAGCCATAGGTTCATCAGAAGACATATCTGATACCCATCTCTTAGATACTTCTTCACTAAGTTTAATTTCAGCTTCTTGCTCAAGTTTAGCAGCAGAGAGTTTAGCTTGGAGTTTAATATTCTCCAACTCATTCTGCATCTTCAATCTTTCGTGATCTGTAGTAAAGTTCTTATCAATAGCACTACCTACGCTATCAACAATCTTATCTACACCACCAGATATAATCTCAGTAAACCAGCTCATTTGTACCCCTCATGTTCAAAAGAGTAATGGTTGGCGTCATTAAACCTACCACCCCAAGTACCACCTTGACTCTCCCACCATTCCCCAAGTGGCCTATGGTCTTCTGTAGTTTCAAGGAACTTCCCATCTTTAAACAAGTTTAGATCAATAGCAAGTCTCAACTTATGACAGCTATTAGCAGCCCCATAAGCCACCTTCTTGCCCATTTCTCCATGTACCCTAGGGTCTCTATAGGCATCCCCTAAGGTAACCTCATAACCCATCTCATAAGCCTTACGGATAAGGTGTCCTACCTTGTAAGCAAAGTCAGATTGTTTCTTCCTAAGTGTCATGGATGAGGCCCTCCATTGTGTAAGGCAGCCCAGAGAATAGCTAATGCTGCCATTACTGCTGCAAGCCATTTAACTAAATCACCAATAAGTTTAAATGCGTGAATACCTACTTGAGCGTTTTCCCACCCTTCAATCATCTCACGCAGCTTCTTCATCTCTTCTTCATTAAGTTCACCCATAGGCCGTTCCTCGCATCTTCATTACAAACCTACCAACAGATGCAAAGAAGTCTATTGATTTTTTATTCTTTTCCCATTCACTAACTAAGGTTGCTAGCTTAACTACTTCCTCAGGCTCTAGACGATATTTAACACACTTCTTCAATAAGGGACAGCTATCATCACACCCCTGTTCTGGGTTCATACAACCTAGCTCCTTACGCATAGTTCTTCCTTATAATACACCCAAGAGGAATAAAATAGCTTCTTCATCATCATCTTCATCAATTACAATAACTTTAGACTTAACAAATTTCTTAGCTACTTCTTTAGCTACACTAGCTACCTCTTCTGGGGATACCTCGGAAGAAGGAAGAAATACTTTATTAACAACTTCTACCTTTACTTCTTTAACCTTAGGCTTGAAGACATAAGGCTCTGGTAGATTAGCCCAAAGCTCCTTCTCTGTGAGCTTCCTATTCCCACCCCCACCTGTGGTACAGCAAGGATTACCACAAGAGATAGACAGTTGTTCAATCTGATCTATCTTCTCTAGGTAAGCAACACCCTGTGGATGTGCCCAACAGGCAGCAACTAAGGCTAGGATAGTTGCAGGAGTTAACATGTTAGCCTTGCAATGATAGCATCTAGTTTGGCATGTGCAGCTATTGCTATAGGGTCTGCCCATACAGCTTCAGCAATAGCCAGTATAGTAGCTTCATCTAAGGTACCTGTTCCTGCTACGCTGGCCGATCCAACAAATGCAGCGAGCTCAGTCGTAATCGCAAACCCGGCAATCGGTGCGACGTAAGCAGAACCACTGAATATAGCTGCTGCAGTATCAATACTAAGAAATGCACCTGTACCAGATGCGGCAGAACTGCTGAACGTGGCAGATTCTGTGCTAACTGCAAGCGATGCCGCTGGTGAAACGTAGGCGCTCAAACTTGGTACTGCGTCCGCTGTGGTTGTGACCAGCGCAGAAAGCGGAGAAACAATGGCCGATCCGGAGAATGCAGAATCAGCCGAGCTTACCGAGAGAGACGCAACAGGAGAGACATACGCACTAGACGATACCGTTGATCCGTCTGTGGTTATCGTTAGCGATGCTGATGCACCAACTCCACCAGATACAGTTTCATTAACATACGCACCCGGTATTTGGTATTTGCGTGTACCAGTTTCGTTTAGATACGAACCAGGTATCTGGTATTGTCTAGCCATTATGTGATTGTTATTACAGGATCAATGTAAATAGTCTTGCTGGCTTTTGCCATACACACTTTGGCTTTAATAGCACCCTTGAGTTGAGGCGTAAACGTAACGCTTAGTTTCTGTTTAACAGGCGTGGTCAAACCTGTTGTTGTCCATGTCACACTACTACTTGCTTGATCTGCTGGAGTTGTTGAGTAAGTGGCACATCTATCAGTCAATAGCGAAGCTATCGGCGTGGCGGCTGAACCAGAATATTCTACTTCTAACCACACTTCATCATCTCTGAATGCGTATGAAGTGCCAGCACCTTGTCCTGCTGTTACATTGGTGTCATGCACAATCTCAACCGTGACAGTAATAGAAGAACCAGTTGTTTCGTTCCATTGATGTATTTCACCAGACTCTAAATAGAACCCTGGAAACTTACATGCGGCGTTGGATGACATCTTCCAGCTAAGCGGGGTTGTTCCATCAGTTGCACCACCTGATTTAACGATGGTTGTCTCGGACGCAAGCGCCCCAAGACCATCGGCAATTCGCATCTGATAATTTGTACCACCAGAATCTAACTTATATGCTTCAACACGCTCACCGATAGAAAGTGTGCTGCTAGTTAAAACATAATTTGCAGCCACTTTACAGTTCTGGAAGATTGTTTTACCATGACCACCATTTGAAAAATAAAGCGCATTAGTCCCGAGCGAACTTAAATCAGAGTCACGCACGTAAACTGTTTGCCCGAGTGAACTTCCTGAAAATACTGTTGTTGATGCCGTACCAGCAAAGCCAACATTATAAAATTCTACTATACCTGAAAAACATGCAATACTTTGTGATGCGTTAGAAAATGTAAAAATACAGTCTTTAAAGACAGTATGATTTGGCGACCCACCAGCATTATTGATAGTCATGTACGAAGACGAACTTGTACCTAATAACTTAAATTCGCATGCTTCGTAAGTCTGTTTTCTTGGTGATGTTGTGTTTATATATATTCTTCCAAGATTGGTAGAATCCCCTACGTTAAAAATCAACCCATAACAGTAAAAAGCTCCATTTAGTGTCAGATGGCTACTTGCACCAGTCAGTGCGACAATCGCCCCTGTGCTTGTCGCATTAGTACCAGAATTAGTACAAATAATCTGTGATGATGCAGATGATGTGCCCGCAATAGCCTCTGTGATCGAGGTTGCTGTTGTCTCGCTATGATTGTGCGCTACCAGGATCACATCATTAGTCGCATCAATCGCTGCTATTGTCGCAAGCTTATTTGCGGCTTTAGCCCATGTATCATAAGGGCTGGTATTTGACCCATTTGAATCTACATAATACGTCGTCATGCCAATCCAATCTCCATAGCTCTAGTCATAGTTATTAAACCCTGTTGGGCGAAATAACCAATAGCCATTTGAGTATCAGTATCCGTAAGCACTACGCCAGTTTTTACAGCAGCAAGGAGTTCCAGAATATCCTCCACTACCGGGTCTGTTTTTGCTGCTGAACGAATAGCGATGCGCTCTTGCATTGTAAAACGCCGCATCCAATCAACGGGGGCAATTGGGATAGAGTAATTGGCGGCTTCCGCTGCCGCGGCTTCTCTCGCGTCAATAGTTGCTCCAATATTAGCTGCACGCAGATTCATCACTAGCGCGGAATCCGTTCCAATTTCGGCAAGGTATTCAACATCGTAGATTTGCCCGTTGTGGTCGGTATGCCTCTCCGTAATGTATTCCCTTCCATCGGCCTGAGGGCGCGCGGAAATGATTTGACTGGTCAGGATCGGCATGATTTACGTATTACCCTCAGTGATCGTCGATGCGCCTAGAGTAATATCAACACCTGTCGCAATCGTTCCGGTAAACGTCATTCCACCTGATCCGATATTTATGTCAGCGACAAACACATCAGCCGAGGTTGTAAAGCGTACCCAGGTAGGAGTACCTGAAACGTGCCCAGAGTTTGTCTGCGTGACGCTGCCCAGTGTCAGCACGCCGGATGAGACGGTGCCGATAACCGAGCCGCCGACTAGAGTTGCCAGCAGTGTCGTTGCAGTTCCGCCTGTAGCCGGCTGAGTTCCGTTGTAAAACTTGATTTTTCCGCTTGCGCCGATAGCTGTAACGATATCGGTGGCGCGAGTAGAACGGAGAGTGGTAGATAAGCCGAGTGCCATTTTGTTAATCCTTAAATTGGTAAATCAGGGTTGTTAATACGATCATTAATATAACTTTTCTTACAATGATCTTTGTCTATAATGTTTAAGTGCTTACAGAGCCAGTTACAAAACCAACAAGGAGTTCTATGACACCTTCCAGAGATACTCTCAAAGTATCCTTTTAACCACTTATCATTAATCAGTCTATCTAAATATACTAGAAAGTTCCACATTATATATCCTTATATATATTTTTATCTTACACTATCTGAAGAGAAAAGTCAAGCTACACCTACTATCTTCCCATCCTTGTCTCTAAGGACAGTCTTAGGTTTATTCATAGTTTCAATCATAGCTGTAAGTCTCTCAAGAGCAGGAGATAGTTTATCTTCTTCTCTAGGTTTATCTACAGGAGTTTCCTTCTTAGCTGTAAGCTCTTTCAAGGTAGCTTCTAAGGAATTTATCTTCTCTAGGAGCCCATCAGTGACAGAAGTATCCACTACAGGCTCAGGAGGGGGGCTAGGAGGCTCAGGAGCAGGCTCTTCTGCCTTAGGGGCTACTACCTCCTCACTAGGGGTCTCTTGAGCCATTCCAAGGGCTTCAGCGAAGCGAGGGGTAATAGGTAAACCCATGAAGGATGGTTCCATCATTTCTCCCATTTCTTCCATTGAGCTTTAGGTGTCTTAAATGCTTTCTCAAAGAAAGGAATGTCAGATGTTTCAATATCAACATATATCTTTTCTACAGGAGAATACATTCTAATTTTTTCTTTGCTTTCACTAAACACTACCCATTTTCCTTTGGGGCTGTCTAAGATACGAGAGGTCTCTTGGTAAACAGGAATCTTTTCTTGAATAGGTTTAGGAGCACCTACACCAAGGGCTTCTCTTACTCTAACTGAGGCAGGAGACTCTACCAGCTTAGGTGCTAGTTGTACTGGCTTAACTGTTGGTTGCTCCTGTTTTACATCTATAGGTGTTCCTTTAGGAAGTGGGATAGCTGAAGGAGTAATCTTTCCGCTAGCCCCTTTATTCATGCCAGGAGGAACCTCAGTACCAAGGAGAGCCTTGCTAGTTACTGTGGGGATTGAGTTATCAATAGGCTGGGGCGCATCATTAGCTGCTTTACTCTTAGCTACAAAATCTTCAGCCATCTGATAAAATTGTTCAAGGGTAATGTGCCCAGCATCTCTAGCTTTCTCTAACTCAGTAAGGTTACTGGCCGACCATCCTTGTCCTGACGTTTTAGGCTGCAAATTAGGATCACCCCCCTTTAAGAAGAAATTTTGAAATACTTTGCCATAATCTTCTCTTCCCGCCAGATGACTATAAGCTTTAATAGCATTATTCATATGCCCTGGATAAATAGCATTAAGCCTAGCCAGTTCTTCATCATTTCTCTTACTCCCTTCTTGATACTGAAGAGTAATGGTACCATCCGCTAACTGTCCCCAACCAATGTTTACTCCTTCTTCCGCAAGTTTCTTAATGTTTTTATTTACTAATTCCTCAGCAGAATCCATATATTCAGCAACAACAGTAGTAGTAGTGGCCCTATCAGCAGGAGACATACCAGCAAACTGATCTTTAGCTGCTACATTAGCCATTTGACCTACAAGTTGAGATTGGGTATCTACTTTTGTCTTAAGGTCTGGAAAACTCTTAGGGTCTCTAAGAGTAGCTGCCATAGTGGTGATGGCCTTACCAAGTTCAGTAGGTACTGGCCTGTTCTCACCAACAGCTAAGATACCTGAGATTGCCTTAACTCCATGTGTTACATTTATAGGAGATATAGTCCCATCCAGTAGCATAGCTGTACTAGAGAGCATCATATTAACAGCATTAGGATGCTCTGCCATAAACCTCATTTGCATTCCTTGCGGCATATCCTTCATAAGAACACCGGCAGCATTTAAAGCAGGGAGACTTACCATCTTTGCTACTTGTAGCTCTTGTTGGGCTTTAACAATGTTATATTGATTCTGCGCAAACTTAAGTGCATCATCCCCACTACCAAAGGTATCTAAAGCTTTATTGAGCTCATCTACAGTCTGGTCTGTATGGGTAAGAAAGTCCTTAACACTGGCCTCTCCCATTAGTCTAGGATTATTCTGAATAACAAGAGCACGTAGTTTATCTTTAAATTGCAGAGCTTCTCTACGAATGTTATACTTCTGTTGTTCCCAAGTAATAGGCATGCCATTAGCTTGTTTAGTATTCATTTGACTAATCATTGTATCTTGTAGGTTAGTCCACAATGCCGGATAAACTTGAGGTCTGGCGTCTTCCAAAAACTTAGCAGCATCCTCTGGGAGCATATCTTTAACATGTTGCAGTCCGAGATTCATGGACTCTAACTTAGCCTTACCTGCCTCTCTTTCTGTAAGCTGTGCATCCCAGTTACGATTAGACATAGGATTAAGACCTAACTTATCCGCCCTAGTCATTCTTTCTTCCAAGAACTTTTTCTGGAAGTCTTGTTCTTCTTTAGTAGACTTCTGAGCAGTCTTGATATACCCACCAAGTCCAGTAATCTCAAGATAGTCATCAGCAGTCTTTAACAACTCTTTTTGGAGCCAAGGGTTACGGCTAACATGCTCTCTGGTAGTATTAATAATACGAGCATACAGTTGATCAGCAGTCATCTTTCCCTGCTTCATAGCAGAAGCATAAGTTTCCATTTTACTTTTAAACTTAGTTTCAAGTAAAGATAGGTCTTTAGCATCTGCTGCCTCAGTAGCTGCTTTATCCCAAAATGCATCAATACCTTTACCTACACCAGCAGCATCTACTCCTGCTTGTTGTCCCTCTTCATACTGCCTTTGGTTAGTAAAATAATCTTGAGTGGTGGTAGTAATATCTTTTTCTAATCCAGCTTCTTGGTAGCCAGTATACGCTTCTACTCCTAGTTTGCCTAGTCCAGCTACTAGGGTTGCCATAGAGTTATCTGAAACCCCAGGGGCAATAAAAGGACTAGCACTAACCTGCTGTAATATTGGTTGAAACGTAGCCATTATTGTACTACTCCTTCAGTTTTAAGTACTTTAAGTAGGTCTTCAGCAGGACCAACACCAGTATCTGATAATCTCTTGGTTAGTTGTATCATATCATTGTTAGCTTCAGATCGGATAGCCCTATCTAGCATAAGCATAACAGATACTCCTCTAGTTTTAAAGGAATATTTATCTTCTTTAGCCATATGTTCTAGAAACACTTCTCTGTCTTCATTAGGTATTAACTTAAGAATTTGACCTTCTTGTTTAATATATTGGTGAATATCATTATAGGTACCACCCTCTCTCATTCTTTTCTCAAGAACATTATGGAACATTTTAGCATCTTTTTGTAAATCTTTATCTTTATTCATTAACTTATTGGTAACGTCAAAGGTAGCTTGTTCGCCCTTAGTCTGGAAACCAAGAATCTTACCAGCAGCTACTTTCCAACTACCTTCAAGGTCTTGGTCATTCCCAAACTTATCTACTAGTTTACCAGTTGTAACAATAGCTTTAGCTTGCATATAGTTACTGTAGCCTGATGTAAGGCGAGCTATACTCTCAATAGCAAGAGCAGCTTTCTGTTTAGTATCTATATCTTCTGCTACTGTAAGTGCATTTAACTCATACCAAGATTGGCTAAATCTTCCAGCTACATTATTGAAAGGTACATTCTTGTAAAAACCTTCTGGCTCCTTAAACATTTGCCACATGAATTCAACGTAAGGTAATCCATACTCAGATACTGGAGTTAACGAAGGAGCAATAGCTAGTTCTTCTCCTTTACCAAACTCCCACTCTAGGAAATTATTCCAAGAGTAATCCATAATACCCCCCATAACAATATCCCACCCTTTCTTTCCTAGGATGTCATAATACTTATCTCGAAGGTATTCAATACCTGCTGCAGCACCCGTGCCATAAGCTCCATAGAATACAGCCCGAGTAGCAAAGAGCTTACCCTTATCAGCCGCAGAGAGATTTCTAGCTGAAAGAGGTTGAAGGAAAAGCTTATGCCCTACAGAAGCAAACTGAAGAGGTATAGACAGCATACCCTTCTGGAATTCCATAGCTCCTGTTTTAGTCATACTGCCAGTAATTCTTCTAGCTTCAATACTGATCTGTGCCAGTGCCTCAGGAGTATTAACATCTATACCAGCATTAATTGCCCTCTTTCTGGCCCATAGCCAAGCACCCGTCATATTCATCAGTTCGCCCATATCAAAGCCTAATTTACCAACTTTGATTGGGGCAGAAAGTACCCCACCTACTTGTCCAGCAGCCTTAGCCAAACCCCTTCCTTTAGCTACAGTAAGTGCCTGATCTGCTTGGTTAAACATACCATGCAAGATCATATTACTATCAACACCTTGGGGTATGCCAGATTGTATAAATTGCTTATAAATCTGTCTAAATTCTTCTGGTTTATATCCACCCCACTTACCCATAGCTTCAGCAGAGTAACGGAGAATATCCCCTACAGCACCCCCAACTTTATCTGCTGCCATTTGGATAAGTACGCCAGTATGTGTAACTGTCATATCCCTAATAGCAGATGGAGTAATAGCCCCTAATTCAAACAACTGTTGACTCTGTACAGCCAACTGTCTAATGGGGTTGGTAAAAATCATTAAGATAGTACCAGACTTCTGTAAAGCCCTTACAGGGAGATTTCCTCCCCTGCCTATCTCTCTAAACATAGAAGAGGCCCACACACTCTTATTGTCTAGTATATCTCCAATACCAGACATCAAACTATTCCAAGCCCTATCAGACATCAACTCAGACATATCTACCATCTCTGAGTAGTATTTAAAGTTCTCTACAGCATTTTTAAAAGCTTTAGTATCTTCTACTGAGGAATGTTCAAGATTAATCATATCTGAAAGAGTACGAGGAAACTCTCCTTCAGAGAGAAATCTACTATATTCTTTAGTAAAAGATTCTTGGAACTCTTTTTTCCAGTCAGCCCAGGAAGCATTCTTAGCAGTGGCCCGTACAGACTTCACAAGGGCCACTAAAGGGTCTTCTGTCTCAGCCAACTCACCTATCCCTGTAATGATGTGGTCACCCCTACTCTTGGCCTTCTGGAAGGCTTCAGAGAAGGCTGTATAGCTATCTATGGCTGCTTGTTCATGATCCATCCTATCTGCTCTTACAGACACTTCAAATTCAGGATGTTCTTTTTCAAACTGAGCTTTAAACTTCTTAGCATCAGCTTCTGTTTTAGAGGAGTAAATAGCTTTCTTATATTGATCTATTTTCTTAGGATCAACAACTTTTTCTCCATCTACTCTTAACCCTTTCTTAAAGGTATCGACCCAGAAGAATTCTTTATACTGTCTAGGAAAGTACCCTTCAAGATAGGGAAGAGTTCTCTGTGGTAACATGCCAACTCTCTCCCCTTTAGCTAGAGTAGAATAGTGGTATAAATCTACACCACTTTCTACAGCTCTTTCCACCTTAATAACAGTTTGTCCAGCTAGTTCGCTGCCTTTTAGTACTTTACCAGCATCGACATCAAATATGTGTGTCAACCCTTTAGCTTGGTCTTCAGAGACCACCTTAGCATATCTAGCCAAACTACCATTAGCATCATAGATCGCTTGCATGCCATCTGCAGCTTTCCTACTACGGTCTAATCTATTAGCAAAGTTATAACTGGCATCTCCAATGAGCCTAGCATAACGATAGCCACTATACATTTCATCTACTTCTGCTACTGTATGTTTAGGAAAAGCGTCAAGGAACTCAGCACGGGTAAATACTTTACCACCATTAGCTGTAACTGTCTTACCTCCTTTAAGTAGCATAGCCCCGATTTCTTTACCAAACCTATTCTTTGCTACCTCAGTAATTAGGGGCTTAAGGAATTTCTGATCTAAGGCTCTTTCAGTGAGTTCAGACTTAGTGGCTCCACCATACACCCAATTAGGTACACGATCATAAGCACCCCAAATCCAGTTACTTGTAGCCCTAGCAGCTTTAGATACATCAAAACCTAAGAACTTAGTACTGATAGCATCTTCTCCAAACATAAGAAGATCAACCTTATCCATCTTTCTAGCCCATTTATGCTGGATAAAGTATTGACTAGGCACTAATTCCTTAATCTCAAGGGTACCCCTAAGTTCTTCAGGAAGTTTATTAAGGTTAGTTTGTTGTTTAGCTAAGGCTGTTTGTGCTTCTTCAAGAGAAGTCCAGCCATAGTCTGCTGTTTTACCAAAGGTATTAATACCTTGGTAACCGGAATTAGTAGAAAGGGTATTGTTAAGTTCTGCTACATTAAACGTACTAGACCCTGGATTATATACAGGATACTCACTTTGTTTAACAAAGGAATATATTTCCTCTACATCAGCTTTGGTAGATGTAACATTATATAATGCTGGGTTAAATTCATTTACATCAAAAGTTTCTTTAAGTTGGTCTTGCATCTTGCGTAAACCTTCAGCAAGATTAGGTACAGCATCAATACCTTCCTCATCTACCTTAGGTATCATCCAAGACAATACCTGCCCTTTAGTGGCACCCATAGCTTGTGCTACCTGCCCACTTTCATCTATAACAGCACTAGCGGCTAATCCAGAAGCTACTTGAGGATTTGCTACACCTGCAGTACCTAAAGGCGACCTAGGTGGGACTTTAAGGGAGAAGAAATTATCAGCAGGTTTAAACCATTTAACAGTCTTAGAGGGACTCTTAAGCATAGCACCAATACCAACTATATCTAAGACCCCTGCAACATTGCCGATGGACTCCCAGACAGGGCTATTATTATCTTCTAATATTTCTTTAACATGTTGATGTTGTTGAAACTCAAATCCAGGTAGGTCCTTACCAATCTCAATAAGTTGTCTAACAAAAGCCTTCTTCTTCTCTAAAGGTAATGTTTTATAGAATATAGCTATCTCTTTTTCTGTACTAGCTGTACCCCAGATAGCATTCTTTACTGTCCGCCAAGTAGTGCCTTTACCGCCCATAATAAGTTCATCATACAACTTTGCTGTGGAGTATCCATGAATACCTGGAACAAGTTCAGTAACAATACCTAACAGCCCCTTAACCTTATCAGGAGACATATTACTGTAGTAATTATTAATGAGCATCTGCTCTTCAGCTTTAGTTTTCTCTCTCTGTATGAGAGTATTAACTACAATATCTTGAGCATTTCTATCAAAGTTATTATCTGCCAAATCTTTAGATGCTGTAACAGAGATATATTTATTTCTTATACTGCCCTCAATAGTACCAGACATAGCATACTGCTGGAGTATCTTCTGTTTTACTTCAGGCAATATTGTTTTATCCTCAACAATATTGCCTATAACTTCTTTCATACTCTTATCATTATCTGCCTTAATTCTAGTAGTAAGGGAGGACAAAAGTGGACTCTCTCCCTTAATAGATAGATCATTATTGATTTGTTTATAGTTTTCTACAGGGTTCCCTTCAGTAAGGGCTGCACCATAAAAAGACTTCTCCATAATATCTTTAGGATGAAGTATCTCCTTAGGTTGTTCAAAAGGAGGGAAATCTTCAATAATTTCAGCCATTATCTTCTATCCTGAATAGGTGCAGGGGGCCATTGTGTTCCAGTAGCATTTCCACCAAAGATACTTTTCCAATCTGTCATACTACTAGAGAGTCCACCAATAGCCTGCCAGCTATTAGCCATAGCATTAGCATCTGCAGCTTGTTGATTGGCAGCAGAAGCTTGGGCACCAAAGGTTTGCATAGTGTTAATGTTAGCTATATTCCCACCATACTGACTACCAATAGAAGCTGTGGCACCTTGTACGCCACTACCACCAAGACCTTCATTACCTGCGCTAGCTAGGATAGCTGACGTAGCTATACGCCTTTCTCTAGCAGCTTGCACACGCTCTCTTGCAGTGTTTACATCAGCTATTCTCTTCTGGGCTGCAATGGATTTCTTTTGGGCAGACGCTGAACTTATGCTAGAGGCTACCGAAGCTACCGAAGCCGCTGCAGTAATATATGGAAGTGCTACAGCCATGTTTTATACTCCATTATATCTTGACCTTCAATGTTACAAAGATATTCAAAACCAAACATCTCATTAAGTTTCCTAGCCTTAGGAGAAGTACAAGAAGAATATACTTTAGTTAATTTATTATACTGCAACACTTTAATAAATTCAACTAAATACTTCTTGTACAATTCTTTAGATAGTGTATTAATTTCAACATGGAGGAAGGGAAGCGTCTCTAAGTAACTCAGACTTAGCTTAACATTCCCATCTTCCCATAATACTTTCATGGAGCACTATTACCTGTCATAGGTATAGCCCACCCAAGTACACGCATATCCTTACCTGCTTCACTATGTATATACAAAGAGAGAGACTTACCACTACCACGAAGTTTATTCTTAGTGGTTATAACCCTATCGCCAGTGTTAAAAGTATCACCAACGCCAGAAGGAGTGTAATTTCTAACATATCTATACGCCTGAAATTCACTACCCCACTTACCACTAGCTGCAGTGTTAGTCCAATTCCATTGAGCTTGCACTTTACAACTACTAGGGTTGGTAGCTTCTAAGGGAGTACCACTAAACCCATCTTCCGTTCTTTCAAACATCATCATTAGATAGGTAACTTGCTTCTTACGAAGCATATCACCAAACAACTCATATCCAGATACCAAATAAGAGGAATAGTCAACACCACCTTCTGCTATCTTCCAATCTACAAATGTATCATTGTTATATTTAGCTAGGGTAAAATTACCTGTAGTGGTAAACACTAAGAAGGAGAATTCACTAGCCCTATTTGCTATTTCAGAAGAGTCAATCTGTACAGTATTAGTACCAACTAATACTTTATCACTACCAACGTAAACATCCTCAACAATAGGATTATTTATGTAGTTGGGTACTTCCACGTAGTCTGCAATAAATACATTATTAACTGCTACAGTGTTCGTGTAGAAAGCTTGAAGGGAGAGGTCTAATATTAGTTCTTTATTATACTCATCATCAGAAGATTCTGAATAGAGCCAGCGTACCGTATTCTCTTTCTGGTCGTAGAAACCCTTAGCATTCTCCCTAGCTGCACTACCAATACCATCATAGAAGGTTTGAATAGTTGTTAAGGAAAGGTTCTGAGCTTGTATACCACCAGTTTGTTCATGTGCTAAAGCAAAGATACCATTCTTAGCCCAATAGATAACTGTATCTCCAGCAACTACAATACTAGTACTATTACTTACACCAATATTTGTTACCTTACTAAGTTGATAATCTGTAGCTTTAAAGCCCCCACCACTATCACTACCATAGATAGCCCATATACCATTCTCTGCAAACACTATAAGAGAATTCTTATTAGCTACTAGTTTTACAATCTTATTAGCATCTACAATATTAATTACACCACCATCAGTATCTATAATATCACTAATGTATTCTGAGGTAGGGTCTGCTTCTTGATAGCAATTACCTAAATCTTCAGTGGCAGCCATAGTCTTAGAGAAGAAGATAGAGCCACTGTAGTTAGGGCTCTTGGCATCTCCTAAGACAGTCTTAGATGTTACACCAGCATAGAACACCCTACCAGCATAGGTAGCTAAAGTAGACAGTCTCCCTGGTTCATAATCATGGGGAAGCCCCGTTAATACTGTTTCAGTAAGTCTAGAAGTACCTCTAGAGAAAGCATCCAATATAAACTTACCCATAGGAGCATGGGCTTTATCTACTGAATTCTTTACTAGTGTAGCCTTACTAAAATTATCTGAGGTATCCTTACCAAGTGTCCAGATATCTGCATTACTGGGGTAGGCTACTGTGGTAATATGTGCAGTGGGCCATCCTTGATTTAACAGATTATATTTATGTAGGTTAGATAAGGTAGTGGGCCTTTCATCTACAGCTAAGGAATCCTCTACTCCCCAGAAATCTCTAACCCTAATATTAACTGAAGAAGCTGTTACAACATCAGTAGCACTATCATAAGATAGTACAATAGGGAAAGGAAGAGAACTAGCAACTAGTACCAGTTTTCCATTAATAACAGTTGTTTCTAGTTGTGCATTACCAAGAGGAAGAATAATAGCATTACCACTATTTTTCAAGCTACTACTTGGGCTAGTAACAGCCATATCTAAAAAGTATAAGCTATTTAATACCCTCACTACACCAAGGGATGCTACACCATCAGCCAGATTCCACTTATAGAAATCCTTCTTAGTCCATGCCAGGGAAGTACTATCTATACCAGTGGCAGTTAGAGAGTACCCATCTTCATAGTCAATACCTAACCTACGGACAAAGCTACCATCCCTTTTTAAGACAATATTATCCCCATCCAAGAAAGCATTCTCAGGAAAAGTTAAAGGACTAGCCTCAGTGACAAGTCCCTTAACAAAGCTATTATACTGCTTCTCAGATTTAACTTTGGGCACTATGCTCTCCTTGAGGGAGCCAAACCAATACTAATATATTGTTCAATAGCTTTAGTAGCAATACCTTGAGAAGTAAAGACACCTTGCAATTCTTCTGGCAATTCACCACCTGGATAAAACTTAACCTTCCAACCATTTCCATCAGGATACAGTCGAACAGTCTTACCTTTTTTAGTTTCAAAATCAATCATTTCTTTCTACCTCTTCCATAATCAGGATAACTAATACCGTTAGTGACTCTCCAAGCTTCTTGAGACATCTTACGCCTATTAGTTACACTATATTGTTCAGCTTTCTGATCTGCAGTTTGTTTAAACTTCAAACTACAAGCAGACTTACTTTCGTTAACTAAAAGAGCAAAAGCATTAACTGGCAAGTCTGGAATAAAAGTATCGGTCAGAGTAAAGATAGGGAGTCTCTTTCCTCTTGCTTGTGTCTTAGAAGATTGAAGAATACTATCTACAGCATTATCGTAGCTATCGCAGATGATTGTATCATTGTCAAATGAAGTGTAATAAGTAGGTGCAACATTATTAAGCACATTTAAAGTAACCCCACTAATAGTAATCTGTTCAACAGTACTATCTGAAGAGTTTCTCTTATTACAAATATTGATAAAGTCTTCAGGAAGCTTATACTTCACATCTTCATAACGATCATTAACATCTGTACTTTTCTTCTTATTATACTTTAGGAACATCAGCTCTTCTACATTAGTAGGAAGAGATAGAAGAGTGGGTAGGGATACATCTGTGCTACTATCTAAAGCATAGATAGCATATAGGTGTGGCCAATCCCTACTATCAATAAGATGTTCATATACACTTCTTACTGTGTTAGCAACCTGAGTAGCCTCAACAGTATCATTAATACTATTGACCTCATCACTATCTAGGTCAGATAGGATGTCTTGAACAATCTCAAGTAGTGTCATCTGTCTCATGACAATTTAACCACAGAGAGTCCAGCATTTTGTATGATAAATCCAGTAGCAGCAGAAGAAGCCATCCATACAGATATTACCTGATTAGTAGTAACAGATACAATACCAGAAGCACTAAAAGGAATAACATCGCCAGAACTTGAATTTTTCTGCACAATAATCTGTCTAGTATTCAGAGTACCATCTAGACCATATTTAACAGCAAAAGTAGTTCCAGTAGCTGCAGCAGTAACAATACTAGCCCAAAAACTAACCTCATAGTTTCCAGCAGTTAGGCAAGTAACATCATTAGTATTTATTGTTAGTCCAGAATATATTCCGGGAGCCCAAGAAGCATTATTAGCTGTGGTAAGTTGTTTGAAGGTAGTAATACTTGCTGCTGCAGGAGTAAAGGTATTAGCCCCTGTATCAATTAGTAGTTCACCATACACAGGAGAAGTCCAAGCACCACTAGCTGATCCATTAGCTTTATACACTTGCCCAGCCGTAGCTGTGGAGATGCCTTTAGGTTCATGCCTATCAGCATCTGCAATATTGACATGAAGAATAGTCATATTTTTCCTAACAAAAAGGGGAGAAGGATTTCTCCAACTCCCCTAAACCCTGTTAAGGGAGATTACGCAGCAGGCATCACATAAGACACAATCAAACGAGCCTTACCAACCGTAGGTACAGTACCAGTGTACAGCACACGGATAACACCAGCCTCAGCAATAGCGCCAGCACCAGCAGTACCAGTAGCCAACAGAGCACCAGCACCCTTAACGCGATCACCAACAGCATTAATCATTTCAAGAGTACATGCAGCAGCAGTAACCAGACTATCTGCAGCACCGCCAGTAGTTACCGTAGTACCATCAGCAGCTTTATATACACCAATAGTCAGTCCAGTAAGTGCATCAAAGGCAGTTTCAACAACAACATCTGCCGTGATAAAAATAGCACCAGCCGGGATAACCAAATCAATACCTTGCACACCCCAAGCTGCCACTTGCAGGCCAGTACGGCCAAAACCAGCAGCAGTAGAAGTAGTGGTAGTTGGGGCACCAAACTCAATAGAGGCGTACTTAACTACACAGTCCCCAATTTGACCACCGAAAGAACTATTAGTAGTCCGAGGACCATAATTGTTCAACACACCAGATTTTGCATTTGCTTCAAAAGACATATTAACTCCTTAGTTGTTGAGTAACCCCTCGGTTTGAGCTTTGCGCTAGTAAAATCTAGCTATCACAGTCAAGAGGCTTGAGGGGTGTTGTTACTTAATAGGCGAGAGAAGTGGTGTAGATGACGCCAAGGGAGTCAGTACGCTGCAGACCATAGCCATAACGAGAAGTCACTTGGAATTTATTAGCACGTTCCTCACTATCCCGCCAGCCTTCAGTCTTCGGAGCACGACGCCAAGCATGCATCATGGGTTTGCTATTGTCATCAGCAACACACATAAAGATGTTAGCTACGTCAGTAACAGCAGTGGTAGTGGAAGCCAAACCATAACTAGATGCGTTAATGGCACTAGCAGCACCATATACAGGCAGGAAGTTACTAGTATAGACATCAAAGCCCATAATGTTACGGACAAAGCGATGGCTAGCAGCAAAACCAGTAGTCATCAAACCTTCAAACTGCGGATTGTAGTTGATGGAGGTGGTGTTGAGGACCAAACCATTAATGGTAGCTTCAACAATCGGATCAACAATGGCAATACGGCCAGCTTGAGGAACGTTAGCTTTATCAAAAGACAACTTCATGGCAATGAAGTCACTCATGGACATAGTACGGGCAGTAGCAGAAGCACCACCAGCAATCCAACGGTGAGGACGACCATTAACCAGAGCTACGTTAGTTGCACCAACGGCAGTGGTAAACAGACCTTCAGCTTTAGACAAGAACTTGGTTTCATGCACTTCACCCAAAGCACGGGTAGACTCTTGAGCACGCATAGCCATCAAGGTATCAACCTGATCGCCATCTTCGTACAGGTCATCAGAGACCTTCCAAGCATCACCAAGATACTCAGAGATAGACATAGTGATCGTACCCGTATCAATCGGGTTATACACTAGAGGGGTATCTTCAGCAGCATCCTGCAAAGTAACCGTACCAACAGTCTTGATATTCAGGGTAGTGCCACTACCAAAATCAGAGACATCACGGTAGAAACCTTCAGGCAGGAGGAAGTCCTGCATATTCTCCAAGATAAACTTGGAATATTGTTGTGCGTGAATAAACGCAGCAGTGTTACCAGTCAGTTGAGACATTTTATTTCCTTATTAAGAAGTTAGACCTTCGCCAGCAGCTTTCCATGCAGCTACCAAATCTTTAGTAGAAGCACCAACTGGCTTTACACGAATATTACTGGTAGAAGGGGTAGGTTTAAAAGCTTCAGTATTTACAGTTGAAGTAGTTTTCCCTGGTGCTTGTGGCACTTGAGTAATCCCAGCCAACTTCAATACAGCAGAGGGACTCCTAGCAGCCAAGTTGTTCAAGGCTGAAAGAGGTAGTCCACTTTCTTCTGCTACTTTCTTGTACATCTCTGGACCCTTCTCCCCAAATTGGGTATTAAACACAGAGACAACAGATTCAATATTCTGTTGGCTCCTCTTTTGTTCTTCCCGTTGGGAAAGAACACCTTCTACTGCCTTGACAAGAGTTTCGCTATCAAAACTTGCTTGAGTGGTCTTCTCAGGTAGTCCAGTAGCTTTAAGTTCGTCAAGAAGTTCTTCAGTGGTTCGACGCTTAGTAAGTTCTTCTCTCAACTGTGCAGCCTCTTCTTCAAGTTTCTGAATATGAGACTGTGCATGAGGAATACTCTTCAAAGCATCTTCAACACTCTTGTACTTCTTATCTGCCCCCACAAGTTCACTTACTGCTGCGATTTGTGGTTCTTCAATGTCAGGGGTCGCCTGATCGAAAATGGATTCTTCAGTCATCTTGGCCTTGGTCAGGTAGAAAGTCTACTACTTTAGTTAAAGTCTTAAGTGAGCCAAGTTTATAAGCTTGGTACTCAGACCAGGAAGGAAGATCAAAGCTATCATTATTAGACATTTCTCTAATTAACAATTCTCTTTGATCTTCTAAATAAGAAAGAAGTATACTTACTACTTCTCTCTTACTCATTTCTTTATATTCTTTACCTTTTAATGATTTAATCATATATAATTCATATTACCACAATTGATGATGTTTGTCAAGCTCCTTGAGGGGCCATCATATTTTCTTCAACTGGGGTAGCAGCTTCCACTTGCATATCTTGTTGTACCTGCTGCATCAGACGTTGAGTTTCTGCTTGTTCAAAGATAGCTGCATTATCAGCAATAAAATCCCACTGTTCAAACCCAAGTACATCTTCCACCATAGCTGCTAGTTTCTTAGCACTAATATGTGGGCCAATGATTTGACCAACTGGGCTATTAAAGATACCAGAGAGATTCTGCACTAGTTGAGCCCTAGTAGCATAATGTCTAGCACCTACAGGACGTAGCTTACCAGTAGCTGTAATGTCATCCTTAGTAATGGTTAGGAAGTCAGTTACACCCAAATCATCATCCATTACACGAATCAAATCACTAGCATCCATATTACGTCTAGCTACTTCAAGCATAGAGTTAAGAAGGGGTTCAAGAAATTCAATTTCAAACTTATTAACCTTATGTTGAAAGATACGCCCAGCAGCATTCTGAAGTTGTTGTACCTCAAAAGCTGTCTTCTCCCCCGGAGACCTAATGCCCATAGCTTCTTTAGGAGCACCAGCCATCTCTTCCATAAGCATAAGAAGATAGTTAATCTCATTATTAACTTGGAAAGCAGCAGGATTAGGCGGGAGAGTACGAACATCCCCATCTTCTGCAATGTGGATATCTGCCCCTGGCTCCCAAGTGAAGGGATCAACATCTCCAATAATAACTTTAGGAGGGTGGATAGTGAGGTCTAGGGCATCTGCCTTAAGGTTCTCAAGGTGATCCAAACGATATTGCATACCTACCAAATTATCTAGCGGCCCCATACCATAGAGATTGTCTGGGCGGTCTCTCCAGCCGACATGCTCTTTAGTGTCTCTCCCAAGCCATGATGGATTCTCCACATTACGGAGAATATAATTACGGTCAATAATAGTGATAATACGATTTTCCAGTAATTCATCTTTCTCCCTATCATAGATATCCCCCTCAAACTCAAGGAGTTCTACGTAGTCACTTTGATAGTATTCAAACAAGGTACCAAACCCATCAACAGTGTATGCTTCACTCTTATTTACATCTTCCATCTTGAAACCAGAGAGGCTTCTACGGGTTTCAATAATCTTAGCAAAAGCACCTTTATCAAACTGTAAGTCTGGACGAGTAACCATCTCTTTCTTAAGCTCACCTATGGACTTAATATACCTAGTGAACTTAGGTGCATCTTTAAAAGCAGCAGCAGTAGGATTAAAAACAATATCATAAGGGCTAATACGCTGTATAGCAGGGCCAATGTATTTTACAGTCTCTTGTCCAGTGAGTTTATCAATATACTTTTCATTCTTCCAAACTACTTCTGCAAAAGCATTGCCATAGATAACAAAGTCAAATAGGCAGCTACCGATAGCCTGTCTTAGTCCACCCTGCCTAGCTTTATTTTTGATGTACCCCTCAATAGCTTTTCTTTTAGATAGGGTAACATCATCCTGAGTATATCCTTCCCATCTCAACCAATTATCGTTTGGAAAGAGGGCGTCCATATAATTAGCCGTTAGGTTATCCAATAACTGTGTAAGTTTTGGGATAGTGGTCTTATTCTTCCAAGGTAGGGTATTGTTGCTTGTAGTAGTAGTATCTGTAGCGAAGCAGTAGTCCCTAACCTCTCGCCACTCCGCCTCTTTGCCCTGTCTTTGAGTATACCAGTTATTATAGAGTGAGGCTAATTGTCTGGCAAGATTATCTGCGTTTACAATCTCTCGAACCTGTGCGATACGTCCAGCCATATTATGTCACCTCAAAATGATTAGATTTCTTACAATTAAGCGTGCCGGGAATAACTTCTAAGTTGTTCCAAATATGTAGCCCGCAAACTAATTTACCTTTTAAGGGTATCACATGATCTACATGCCAAGCAATACCTGTACTCTTTGCCCTTAATTTAGCTAACTGATACATCTCTTTTATCAGAAAATCATTTAGTTCTTCTTCCCAAGAGTATGCAGCTTTACCTTTATAAGCCCTTCGTTTAGCAGAAGCTTTAGCTGAAGCAACCTTACCTTCCTCTGTTGTTAGCCTAACTTTGTTGTAGTTATTCCACTTTTCTCTATTGGCCTTTCTCCAGGAAGTATTATTTTCCTTATACACATCTTTCTTACTTAAATATAGATTGTGTGCAGCTTCTTTTCTCTTTTCTTTATTCTCTTCTACCCATCTACTATTCTGTAAGTTAGTACAAACTTTACAAATAGCTCTTTTCTTATCCTTGGTACTTTTATGATTGTGGTACTCTTCTAAAGCCTTCTCAACCCCACAACATTTGCAAACTTTCATCGAGCCACCCCACCGAAGCGAGAGTTAAAGATGACATTCCCTGTCGTCTGGGTACTGAAGGTTCTACGGGGGGCCGTGGAGATAGCTACGGCGTTCGCTAGTGCATCTGCAACGTCATCATGAGGGGGGTGTGCCATGACAAGTTCTTCCTCCAGAATTTGTATGTTCCCACCCCTGTAAAACCACATCTGCATATTGTCAAACTTAGCCTGAAGGATGGATAGGATTCTTTCTGCTTTATCCCCACTACTTCTATTAGGCCTAAACTCATCAACTGAAAGAGTAAGCCCTTGAGGCTTAATGTAGTTCTCCTTAAGTTCTTGGACAATCATCTGTTGAGCTACAGTTACTTCACACCTAATCTTCCTAAACCCCCACTTGTATTGAGCTTTCTTAATATGCTCAAAGTATTCAGCAATACGACTAGTTTTAAATCTATCTACATCTAACACATAATAGTTATACTCACTATCTACACCAATTACCACTAATGCTGTATAGTCAGCTTTCTTGTTTAGGGAGAAAGCAAAGTCAATAGCTGCATAGGTGTTTAGTTTATTATCCCTAAAGTACCAATCTCCTTCATCTGAACGAAGATGTGCTTTATCATAATATTGAAACTTACTACTGTCTATTGGTGCATTCTCCGCACTGTTAGGTTGGTTGTAATACTGAGCAAAGAACTGAGTTTTATCCACATACTTAGCTTTAATACGTGCTAGAATATTTTCATCAAAACCAAAGTATTTACCATCTGTTCTAATTTGTTTAGGCCAGAGGAATTCACCTTCTTCCTCAACTACTCTTTGGAAGACTTCGTATACTTCATCTTCCCTAGTGACATTACCGTCACGATCATAGACAGTTTCTTTCATAGAAAGAAGTGTGTCATAGATGTCTCTAGGGTGGTATCTAGTACCTGTAATCCATTCTAATGCCCCAGGGTTAGCTACAGAAGCTAGTTGGCTATATGCAGCAGCTACTTTCTCCCTACCTTCATCTGTATAGGCATTTCCCGGAACTACAATGTCATCATAGATTAGGACATCAGCATGGAAACCAGTTACGTTGGTAGTTAGACCAGCAGCTTTAACAGTACTATCTCTAATACCTTCTAACTTTCTCTTAGGGTGATCCACACAGATTTCAGCTACAGACCACTTCTCCCTCTTACCCTCTTCTTTATCAATCAT